GGCAGTTGGGAGCAGTGTTCGGGAACCAACAGTCCCGCCCTAATCTGTCACGTCTGAAGGGGACGAGCGTTACTAGCTACAGGCGCAGGAAGTGCGACGAAGATGTGGAGTGGTGGATGGTACTTACGGTGGTACGATGGCGTACTTAGCCTGACAGGCCCAGAGAGGGGACTCGCGCTCGATACAGGAAAGTCCGTAATCGAGGTTGAGCACCTTGCTCACAGCGGTACAATTGGTCCAAACGCCGAGTGGTTGAGTGCAGTAGTGCAGGAAGTCAACAGTCTCGGAGGTGGTGAAATCGTAACGACGAAGAGCGGAGTTCTGATCGAGATGGAGGACGGTGTCGTCATCGAACTCGGACTTGAACAGGAGCTCCTGTGAGATCTGGTGGAGGATGGGCTTGGGTACTTGGTTGAGGTGGTGGAGAGTGGTCGCGTCGCGCATGGCGTCCAATAGTGGCATCTGGATGCGTGGGTAGCAGCCGTGTATGAGACCATATTGAAAGGCGCGCGCGCGTGGCTCTATGGGCCCACGTCCGGCGAGGTCACCTTTACACGCTCCAGACGCGCGTAAAAGGATTCCGAGATTGGGACAGGGTTGCCATTCTCCAGCAAGATCAAGGACGGGTGAGTGTTTGAGAAATTGGATGTGTTCGGGAATCACGAGCGGTTTCTCCCAACCGCTGATGACATAACCTGCTTCGCGGGCAGCATCACGTAGGTCGGAACCGTCGACGTAGCGACAGTCGGCGATCGCGCATGCGATGAGCGTAGAGGCTACTCCGTTAATGGCACCGGTAGGAGTGACGCCACTGTAGAGCATAGCCTTGCGAGGCTTGAGAACACAAGAAATTTTAGGGTTGACGCATGATTTGAGTTTAAGCGGTGATTTACACTGGTTGATGAGTTGGGTCATTGCAGGACGCACTCGTTTGGGCAACAACTTACGCAACAAGAAGAAAAGCTCTTCGGTGTGCGACGCGTCACACGCGGTTATATCGAGGTTGTACCAATGGACGGCGTTAGGCACGCGCATGGCGCAACATGAATCATCAGAAAAGTAAACATAGTAGAATCGACCGGGTGGTGAGATGAGATTGCGGAAGTGTAAGCGGAGAGCGGTGGTGGCGGGTGATTTACAGAATGCGATGTGCCCGCCTTTGTACTCAATAACAGTAGAGGCCATGGCAACCTTGATGACGTCGCACAGTATAAATCCGAGCAAAGACGCAGGAGTCTTGACGTCGACAATGGTACGGCCGTACTTGCCTGGTTTCTTCCATTCAGCAGGCTTGAGTTTCCAGTGCGCAGCAAGGAACACCCATGGGTGGTTGGTGGAATAATCCAAAGCCCGCTCAACGATCTCTGTGTAGGCGTTGATGCGCAGCTCGCGCTTCGGGTGCGGGTCAGCATGGTGGAGCATGGCTTCGTGGCAATAGTCAGTGAAGAACTCGAACGCAGGTTTGAATTGTGCGCGCATTTTGGAAATGATGACGGTTGACAAACGAATATGGCGGCGTTGGAGAATTTGCATGGCAAAATGTTCGCCGGGTCGCTCTGGTGAACGGATTGCAGTGAGACGAGTGATGGCTTGAGAGAGATTGTAATTACAGACTGCGAGGATGGTTCCGTCATGAGAAGGTCCGGGACCAAAGAGAGTGCGATAGGTGCCGTCCCAGCGTTCAGGGCCGGGTGGAAAGGACAGAGTGTCGTTTTGGAAAAATTGGTGTCCGCGGACACAAATAAAATTGCCGTTGGAGGTGAAGGGTTTTTTAACATCAGAGAAGGTAACACCTATTCGATATGGGCTCCGCCACGTCGGGACACCCGGCGTCGAGCCCTTAGACGAAAAGGGATGCCAACAGTTTTGACTGATGTGTCAAGTCGCAACAAATCGCGGAACAAGAGCACTTGTGCGTAGTGGATAACAGTATTGTCGAGCACAGTGGAACTGTAATCGAACAAGTACTGGTAAGAGGCCATTTCGGTGGCCACACGACGCACAGCTTCGCTGTGCCCAGGACGACCTTTGATGGTGCCGGCGTCGTCATAAACAGCCTGGCGAGCAACAAGGTCCTTGACGAACGGATTCTCAATACGTGTGAGCTCAAAGAGAAGTTGAGGGAACACTGGTGCAAGGTGACAACTACTGAAACCTGCTGCGAGAAAGGCAAGTTCAATACGTGATGTCCTGGCAGCTATAGTGGACGCGTTCGAACGTCCTAGCTCATCACGAAAGAAATGCCATGGGTCCCAGGTCCAACGTTGTTGAACGACGGGTTGGACAATAACGGCCTCATGACGAGTAACGGCGGAAGTCACATTCATGAGTGGTTCCTCAACAGTGTGCACGCCAGGTGTGATGGCCCCGAGGAAATCCTGGAAGCGTGTCACGAATGTGGGCGGCATCTCTGTGCGGTCACTATAGAATACGATAACGTCATTGACTATGAGGTTGCGCGGCAATCCGTTAACAAGAATTGGTGGCGGCAAAAAACCGAAGTTGACAGCACCGCCGGCGGGTGGGCGCGGTGGAGGAGGACGCGGGATAATGGCAGCAGGCGGAATAGGAAGAGGAGCGTTGCGGAACATGCGTAAACGGAGGCGTGCAAACCTCCCGTTGCGTGGTGGCCAAAGTAGCGGGGCGTTAGGCGCTCCGGGGTTGACAACAG